CCATGTGCAAGCTGTCCGCCTTCATGGCCATTTCCATGGATCTGGTAGAACTTGGCCCCGAGTGGATGGACGTTTACGCCCGCGAAACCCTGGCCGAAGCCATTGCCTGCGCCCTGGAAACCGCAGTTGTTACCGGCGACGGCAAGGACTGCCCCATCGGCATGATTCGCGACGTTTCCCCCACCGCTTCTGTACAGGATGGTGTATACCCCAAGCAGGAAGCCGTCGCAGTCACCCGCCTGGATGCTGCCACCCTGGGCACCCTGCTGGCCAAGCTGGCCCGCGACCCCAACGACCCCACCAAGGCCAGAAATGTGGATCCCCGCGACATTATCCTGGTGTTCAATCCCTTTGATTACTGGGCCAAGGTGTTCGCCGCTACCACGATTCTGGTAAACGGCCAGTACGTCAACAACTGCCTGCCCATCCCTGCCGAAATCTTCCAGTGCGAGGGCCTGGAACAGGGTGAAGCTGTTATCGGTATTGCGCCCTATTACTTCGCCGGTGTTGGCCCTGCCGGCAAGACCGGCACCATTGCCGCCGACGATTCCGTCAAGTTCCTGGAAGATCAGCGCGCATACAAGGCCAAGTTACAGGGCAACGGCCGCCCCCTGGATCAGTACGCATTTCTCCGTCTGGATGTTTCCGACCTGGAAGCTATCGTGTCTACCATCGTTGAGGTTGCAGGCACCGTAAAGACCAAGGAACAGGCGTAAAAGGGGGCTAGACTATGGCAGTAAATGAAACCATTTACAAACTTGCGTTGAATCGCATGAACTATACATGGGAATTGGACGAAACGCAAAAAGCAAACGTAGAAGCTGCCATAGAGGAAGCGGAAGCCCTTCTCCGGGCCAGGGCGGGAAGCCCCAAGCTTGACCTAACTGTCCCGGAGTATCGCGGCCTGCTGATAAATTGCGCGTGGTACATCGTGAACAACTGCCGTGCTGATTTTGAAAAAGATTACAGTGCGGAACTTGTTTCCTTGCGTTTGGTGGAGGGGTTCAACTGTGGCAAAGCAGAAAGTTAAATTTGAAACCTTCCCGGATGGCGTATGCAGCTTGTGGCAGCTGGACAAATCCAAAAAGCCGGTATTGCTGCTAAAGAACATTCGGTACCGTGAACGCACGGTAGGAGAACGGCGCAACTTTGACGCGGAACAGGCCGGGCATACTGTTCAAATGCTGATAAGAATACCCCGGATGGACTTTGTAACGGTTGGTACCTTTGTGGTTATCGGTTCCAGACAATACAAAGTGCTGCAAGCACAAAAGATCATGGACACCAAGCCCCTTTGCACCGATCTGACCTTAGAAAACCCGGATATTCTGATTCGCTTCGACGAAAGCGAGGTGGGAGCCGGTGGCCGCATTTGACCTTACAAAGGAAATAACCGCCGTTCTGAAAGAGTACGGCGGGGAAGTAATGGACAAAGTGGATAAGGCCGTACACACTTGCACCAATGGCGCAAAAAAGGAAATCAGCACAACCAGCCCCAAAAGAACCGGCGAATATTCCGGCGGCTGGCATACGCGATTCAGAGCCACCGGCCGGGGAAATACGACCGGCGAAGTGTACAACGGCCCAAAATACCAGCTAACCCACCTATTGGAAAAACGGCACCGAAAACGCGGCAATAAGGGCTATAAGGAACCGCATCCCCATATCGGCCCGGCCGCTGAAAAATGGGGCACCAAATTTGTACAGCAATGCGAGGAGGCGTGTAAAGGGAAATGATAAGCCGCGAAAAGATTCTGGCGCGCCTGGACAATACAGACATACGCCGGGAAGAAGAAACGGTCACGCCGATCAGCGGCGCGGTCGTTCCGCTTCCGTATTTGATAGTCCGTAGCGAGGAAGTGGACACCTGGGACGATGCGGGCCGGGTCTGCTACACCGTCGCTACCTGGACAATCACCCTTTTTACAGTAAACAAGGATTTTGCACTTGAGTGCAAAATCCGCAAGGCGTTGGCCGGTCTGGGAACCGTGGAAGTCCACCGTTACCCGGACGGTGAACCCTATTCCGTTGATTTCACCTTCATAACGAAAGGAGCAAAATTATGAGCACTACCACCAACCCCGCCGATAATTCCGACGAGATCATCCTGGGCAGCGGTGACCTGTATCTCGTAGAGTACACGGGCGAAATTCCCGAAGATACCACCATCGAAACCGATGCCAACCGCGCCGGTAATATCAAGGGCGGCGCAACGCTGGAATACAGCATGGAAAGCCAGACCGTCCAGGACGATAAAGGCCGCGTGAAAAAGACCATTATCACCCAGGAAACCGTCGTTTTCAAAACCGGCCTTATTACCTGGATCAAGACCTATTTGCAGGCCCTTGTCCAGACGGCCCGCGTTGACGAAACCACCAAACAGGGCCACCGCGTCTATAAGCTGGGCGGCCTGGCCAATCTGAGCAAAAAGAAGTGGCTGTGGCGGTTCGTCCATACCCGTGACGATGGCCGTAAACTGCGGATCACCGTAACCGGCAAGAACACCGGCACCATTTCTCTGGCCTTCCAGACCGAGGAAGCGACCCAGGTCGATGCTGAGATCACCGCCGACACCCTGGACGCTTCCGGTACTCTGGTTATTCTGGACGACGAGCTGGCAAGCGCTGGAACGGCCCAGACCAACAGCTAACTAGGGAGGGGCGGCCATGTTTTCACTTGCAAGCGTACAGGTAAGAAACTATGAGTTTGAAAACCCCGAAGGCGGCGTGCTGCATATCCGGCCCCCGAAGCTGGAAACTTTGGAGATTTTCAACAAGGTGTTTTCCGACACTACGGCAACCCCCAGACAGTTGGCGGGCGTAACCGGTGCCGTTATTTCCGACAACGAAGAAGGCGTAACCGTAACCGCAAAACAGGTTATGCACTGGATGAACGCGGATCACCTGGCCGCCTTTGTCGAGGACTTCCTGGGTTGGCTGAACGGCACCAAGGAAAGCAACCCAAACTAATCACCCCCTACTATCCCGACAAGGATAGCAAGGGGGTGCCCTTTGCTATTTCTACGCAGCGGACAAAAGCCGTTGCAGATTATGCAGGTATTTCCTTGTTTGAGGTTTACCAGCTGGACGTTTTCACATATTGGGCGCTGCTGCATGATGCGGTTGTATATGCCAACGCCCAGACCGAAGAAGGCCGTAAATGGCTGCACAATGCGTGGAGATTGACACAGATAAACCCGGATCGGGAAAAGCTGCATGAAAAATACGGATGAAAGGAGGAATAGCACATGGGAAAAACAATCAAGGGTATTACCGTCGAGATCAACGGCCAAACCACCGGCCTAGGCAAGGCCCTGGAAGCTGCCAAAAAGCAGAGTATTGGCCTTAACAAGGAGCTGCGGGAAGTTAACAAAGCGTTAAAGTTCGACCCGTCGAATACTACGCTTTTAGCCGAAAAGCAAAAGATTCTTGCGGATTCCGTAAAGGCTGCAACCAACGAGCTGGACACCTTGAAGGCTGCCCAGGAAGAAGTCGAAGCCATGTACGCGGCGGGTGAAATCGACCGGGGCGCTTATTTGGAGTTCCAAAGAAAGTTGCAGGCAGCAGAAGCGAACGTCCGACGGCTGAAAGAAGAACAGCTGGAGTTCGGCAGCGTAACCGCCCAGGTAATGCGCCAAGCTGGTGAAGCCGTCCAGGACTTCGGCGGAAAAGTCGAGGGCGTAGGTAAAAAGCTGATGCCCCTTTCTGCCGGTGTTGCTGCTGCCGGTGGCGCGTCCGTAAAAATGGCGTGGGACTTCGAGGACAGCATGGCCAAGGTTGCCACCATTGCCGACACGACGGAAGTACCCCTGGCAGAGCTGGAAACGGCTATTTTAGACCTTTCCAACGAAAGCGGTATTGCTGCCGGTGAGATTGCGGAAAACGTCTATAATGCGATCAGTGCGGGCCAGAGTACCGGCGACGCGGTTAATTTTGTCCGACACGCCACTGACCTGGCCCGTGCCGGTTTTGCCGAAAGCGGCGACGCTCTGGACTTACTGACCACCATTATGAACGCTTACGGCCTGGAAGCCGAAGCCGTGACCGATGTTTCCGACACGCTGATAGCTACCCAAAACCTGGGTAAAACCACGGTTGGAGAGCTGGCCAGCTCCATGGGCAAGATCATACCTACAGCCAACGCCGCAAATGTGGAACTTAGCCAGGTGGCGGCCGGTTATGCCCTTATGACCGCCAACGGCGTGGCCACTGCGGAAAGCACCACATACATGAACAGTATGCTGAACGAGCTGAACAAATCCGGTACCAAAGTTTCCGACACGCTGCAAGCAAAGACCGGAAAAAGTTTTTCCGATCTGATGGCGGAAGGCTATTCCCTGGGCGATGTGCTGGGCATTGTGTCCGCAGCGGCAGACGAACAGGGTTTGAAATTTACGGATATGTTTAGTTCTTCCGAAGCTGCAAAGGCCGGTTTGATTCTGCTGGGTAACGAAGTCAGCGCCGTGGAAAATGGCCTGGTGGAAGCCGGTGGGTCTACGGGAGCGTTTAATCAAATGCTTTCGGAAATTGAAGCCGGTTCCGGCGGCACCGCTTCCGCTCTGGAAAAGCTGGACACCACCAATCGCAAAGTTTCCGTTGCGATCAACCAGGTAAAAAACGCCGCACTGGACTTCGGCCAGGTGGCGGGCGGTATGCTGGCCCCTTATATTGAAGGATTGGCGGGCGTTATCGAAAGAGCAACCGAAAAGCTGAAAAATATGGACGAAGGCCAGAAAAAGACCATTGTAACCATTGCCGGTATTGTGGCAGCAGCTGGCCCGTTGTTAACCATTGTCGGCAAGGGTATAACCCTTGTAGGCGGCGTGATTGAAAAGGGAAGTAAGATTGTCGGCACGTTCAAAACCGCAGCGGTGGCCTTGAAGGGCGGCGCGTCCGCTTTCAGCTTAGTGGGCACCGGTGCCAAGCTGGCGGGCGTAGCTATAACCGTTCTATCCAGCCCCATAACCTGGGTTGTGGCGGGAATTGCTGGCCTTATCGCCTTGTTTGTAACCCTGTATAACAAGTGCGAATGGTTCCGGGATGGCGTGAACAGCGTAGCAGAGTCGATAAAAACCGGGTGGAACACCATGACCACCGCCGTTTCCACTTCCCACGCTGCTGGCCTTGAAAGTATGCGCGCCACTTCTGCCAATACTCTGGCCAATATCCAGGGTGTATTCGCAGCCAACGGCGGCAGTATCAACGGCGTAACGGCCGAAATGATTGCAGGCATTACGGGCCTGTTTTCCTATGGCTTTACGTTCATCGACACATTGACCGGCGGCAAGCTGTCCAGTATCGCCAACTATTTCAGCGAAAAGCTGAATAGCGCATATACCACCGTTACCGGCATATTGGACAATATCAAGGGTGCATTTTCTGAAAAGCTGGAAGCTGCACGCGCGGCCGTTTCCCAGGCGATAGAGAACATTAAAAGTTGTTTCAACTTTTCGTGGAGCCTGCCGCATTTGAAACTCCCGCACATTACCATTTCCGGCAGCTTTAGTATTAACCCTCCCAGCGCGCCGAAGTTCGGTATTGAGTGGTACAAGCACGGTGGTATCTTAAACGGTGCCCAGCTGTTTGGCATGATGGGTAAAAAGCTGTTGGGCGGCGGTGAAGCTGGCCCGGAAGCTGTTCTGCCCCTGCGGTCGTTCTATGCAGAGCTGGACAAGATTCTAACCAGAGTATTGACCGGCCCGGAGAATGGCCCCACCCAATTCAACCAGTACAACACATACAACAGCCCGAAGGACTTGTCCCCTGCAGAGTGCGCCCGGCAGACCCGGAACGAAACCCGCAAACTGTTGGCGGCGGTAAAGAAGGCATAAGGAGAACACCATGGAAAAGATAATTTGTAAGAACGGCGCAACCGGCCGAACAATGACCTTTGAATATGGTGACGTTGTGTTCCTGGAAGGCGTGGACGATATTGGAGCGGCCAATTTTACCATTTCCACAAGCAAGGACACGGGCGTGGACGGGGAAACCGTGGAAGGCGAAAGCCAGGACGCACGGCACCCCGTTATCCGCGCTTATGTCCTTTCGGATTATGATAAAATCCGGGATCAGCTGGACGCTGTTTTTCAAGAAGGCGTGGACGGGACTATGGAAGTATACCGGGAGGATGGTACCCGCAGGGTTGCCACCTACCGGCCGGAAGGCTGGGAGCTGGCTTTTACCGGCATTATCCGGCAGCTGACAGTTAAGCTATTGTGCGCAGATCCCAAATTCTACGACCCGGAGGAAGAATTTACCACGATGGCTTCCTGGCAAAGCCTTTTCCGGTTCCCGCTTACGTTTCATAGCCCGTTTGCTATTTCTAAGCACGTTTCCAACCTGTTGGCCACGATCACGAACCCCAGCTCCACGGCCCAGGCCCTGCGGATCATTTTCACCGCTACCGGCGAGGTAACAAACCCGTTTTTGACAGACGTTAAAAGACAGGACACCTTGCAGATAGGCACCAATACAAAGCCCTTTGTTATGCACAACGGCGACAAGATCACCGTTACCACGTCCCTTTCCAATATGCACATTATGCTGACAAGCGGCGGCGTAGAATCGGAAATCACCAACCGGGCCGTCTGGCCGGTTGCTTGGCTGAAACTGCAACCCGGTGAAAACCTTTACCGCTACGGTGCCTTAACCGGCGAACAGTCGCTACAGGTACAAATCTGGTATAGGCAGAGTTATGGAGGTGCATAAAATGGCCACACAACCCGTATTGTCGTTTTTTAGCCCCGAATTAACCCATGTCTTTGACCTGGGCAAATACAAGAGCCTGCGGTGGCGGCCCATGTACGACAAACCCGGCGAATTTGAACTGCACACAAGCCCCAGCCTGTTCAACATGGTGGAAAAAGGCCAGTTGGTTTTGAGATCAGACCGGCGCAAAGAAACGGTAAAGGTGGAAGGCGTGGAAATCGAAAGCGGCAATTTGATAATTACCGGCCGTTTTCTTTCTGTCACTCTGGCAGATGCAGCCATAACCACCATTTACAATTTCAACGGCACCATTGAAGCAGCCATGCGGCAGCTTGTTACGGAGCAATACGGCCGTATTGCCCGAACCCTGCCCATGGAGCTGGCCCCGGCCGGAGGATTCCCGGCCACGATCCAGGCGCAAGTTAGCCTTAAAAATCTGCTTACCGTTCTGCAAGCTATGGCGAAAGCGGGCGGTTTGGGATTCCGGGTCTATGCTGACCCGGAGGCCCAGACCCTTGTTTTTGAAATTTATGCAGGCGTGGACAGGACAGAAACCCAGGAGGTCAACGAGCGTGTTACCTTTTCGGATGTCTATTTCAACATAGATCAGCCCCGGTATTACGAAAACGAAGCCGATTATAAAAATTATGCTATCGTCTGCGGCGCTGGGGAAGGTTTAGACCGGACTATTGTAGAGGTAGACAGAACGGCCGGGGAGGATCGGCGGGAGCTGCTTGTGGATGCCCGCGACCTGTCGCAGGGCGAACAGACCGCCGCCCAGTATGAAGCCGTGCTGCGGCAGCGGGGCATTGAAAAGCTGGACGAACACAACCGCATACAGAGTTTTGAAGCCGGGATCAAGTCGAGTAGCCAGTTTAAGTATAAAGTGGACTGGGATCTGGGCGACATTGTGACCGGCAAACAAACCGCGTGGGGCGTTTCGATGGATCAGCGCGTGGCCGAAGTTGAAGAAGTTTACGAAAACGATGCAATGACGGTTACGCCTACCCTTGGCACCCCTGCCCCCGAAACCTACAATTTGGAGGATAACATAGCATGAGCAACGAAAAAGCAACAGAAAACAGCGGTTTTCTGGATAACCGGGATTATACCGCCGCTTTTCTGTATAAGCTCATTGCGCTGCTTGTGGGCAATGGTGTATATGCCAACCACTTGGCCCCTACGGCAACCAATGAGGACATGACCATCACCCACGGAAAGGGCAATGCCTGGATCAATGGCGTTTGTTACGAAAACACTACGCCTTTCGTGCTGCCCATCGACATGGCCGACGGCAGCTTAAACCGGTACGACAGCCTTATGGTACGGTTAAGCCTGTCCACCAACGAAACGTATGCCGTTATCGTCAAAGGTGAATACGCAACCGAACCCACGCCCCCGGCCGTCACCCGGAACGCTGAAACCTGGGATTTGAAAATCTGCGATATTTACATCCCGGCCGGTTGCACGAAGATCACCCAGGCACAAATTACCGATACCCGCTTGGATTCTGCGGTTTGCGGCGTGCCGGTGTTCCCGGTGGAACACCTGGACATGACAACGTTTTACCGGCAGATTTCCAACGATCTGGCCAACTTCCGAAACAGAGAACAGGCCAGCTTCACCGCCTGGGTAAACGACCAGGAAGCTAGCCACTTGACCACCCTGTCCGACCTTGTGGAAGTCGTTCGGCAGACTTCCAATGACAGCCGGGACGAAATTCTGGCCCTGCTGGCCCAGTTGAATGAATTGGTTGACGCTGATACCGTCGGCCAGTTAATCAACCATATCAACGGCACCGACGAACGGGTGGCCCAGGTGGCCGCAACCAGGGCACAGCTTTATAGCTGCACATTCCCGGCCACCGGATGGACAGCCAGAGCGGGCGGCGGTTATACCCAGACCGTGGAGTGCAACGGCGTATCTGCTGACACCCAGACGGCCCGGCCGTTCATTCTGCCCGATCTGGAAAACCCGGAACAGGACGAAGCGAACGACGAAGCCCTGGCCATGATTGCAGGCGGCGAAACCCTGGCCGGAGCTATCCGCCTGGACTGCTTCGAGGATGCCCCACCCGTTGATCTGACAATCTATTTTTTAGGAGTTGAAAACAATGGCTAAAATTCCGAAACCCGCCTCCGGCGGCGGTGCCGGGGCGGTAAAGCTGATTATTCAGCTTTCTACCACTGACGGCGCAAGCCTTGCCGGGCAGACCGTAACCGTTGCGGAGCTGAGTACCGGCGTGGAAATTGCAAGTTTCATTTATTCCGGCCAGCCGGAAACGCTGAAACTTCCCGGCGGCGTTACTTTCAAGATCACCGCAAACGATAAAATGGGCTATGTGACCCCGCAGCCCGCAACGGGCATTTTGACGGACGACACCACGGTCGTACTTTCCTTTATGGCCTGCACCCGGTACGGCTACCGGCGCGCCAAGGCCAACAGCGACCCCGAAACCCGTATCACCTATCTGTATGACGCGGTGAACATGACCCCCATGTCCGTGAACCTGTCCACCGGTGCCCCGGACTATGGCAGTTGGAAAGACTTCATTTATGAGGTTGCCGCCCCTGTCATGCTGAACACCGACGGTACAGAAGCCTACGACCTGCACCCCGAAAACCAGACCTTGAAAACCGACGGCACCGCTTCCGACGTTGCAAGCAGCGCTTTCGACGGCAATGCAATGGTACGTTTCAGCGGTAAATGGAAATGGGTAAAGCGGTACGAAGATGCAAATTATGAATACGTCATTTTTGCAGACGGCCAGCCGGACGAAACCTATAAAGCCCAGGCCCACACCAATATCAACGGCGAAATTACCGACCGTTTCTATTGGGGTATGTACAAGGGCGGCAATGTAAGCAGCAAACTGCGCAGCATTGCGGGCCTGTCCGTCATGGTAAGCCAGACCCGAAACACAGAAGTTGCATACGCCCAGGCCAACGGCACCGGCTACGATACCATCTATAATTCCGGTTGGCAGCACATTGCCGATCTGCTGACGTTGGTAGCCAAGAGCGACAACGGCCAGGCCGTGTTCGGCAGCGGCCGGAGTAAGAGCAGTAACAGCTCTGCTATTGCAACCGGTTCGACAAAAGCCTACGGCCCGTTCTGGGGTTCCAAC